AAATGTTGCGGTTCTTCGTTCTGCCAATAATATTGGGTCTCCTTCGCCATCAATATCCTGCGGATAACCATCTACTTCATCCATAAACAAATATCTTGCCGGCATAGAACGAAGTCCAACGGCCGAGTTTGCACCAGTCATCACAAGCACACCACCTTGAAAATCCTTTGACAGCATTGTATTACCTTTATCCCGAGAACGAGGGGAGCTAACAAGATTTTTTAGCGCAGGACAATCTTCTATCAATGGGTCTATACGCTGACGGGAGTTTCGCTTGGCCATTTCCACAGTCGGCGACACTGCCATTATCGGACCGGGAGCCTTGTGCATTATATAGCCAATCCAATTATTACCACATTCAGTTCCTCCGATTTGTGCTCCTTTCATAAAAACAACCTTCTGTATTGGACTTTTAGGCGATAAACAGTCCATAATCTCTCTTAAATAAGGCGTTCTCGCTGTTCTCCATCTTCCTGGTTCAGATGCAGATTTACTAGATAAAACCCGATATTGATCAGCCCAATCAGATACAGACATATAAGAATCAGGCTCAATACCACGAAAAAACTCGCCTTCAATAAAATCAGCGGCTTCAAAGTTCTCGGTCGATAAGATCCTTGCTTTCTGATAAGAGTTTTCGAACATATTCATCTAGCACCATTACTGTTTTATGTTCATCAGCACCAAGCTCCGCTGCAATTAATGCTCCGTAACGGGTAGAAAAACTTACAAATAAATCTCTCAACGATCTCCCAAGGTTAAAAGCGTGCTGACCGGCCTTTTTGCGGTCGATAGTTTCTCCTGTAATCATTTTTAATTTGGCTTTTGCTAACATTGCTCTATAATAAATGTCAGCAGTTTTAGCTTGTTGAAAGCTAGACATACCACTTTTAGGAACTTCAACAGAGTTTTCAAATAAAGGGTCTGCTTTTCTACTTTTGGCAGGATCTGTGTTCATAAACCATTCTTTGTTGGCTTCATCTACATCAATTTTGCCATCAGCTGTTTTATGAATTCGTCCGGTATTAATAGCAGTTTGAACAGCATTAAGCCGAACTCCTCTAATGCGAGCATATTCTCTAAGTGATACCTTTTGTCCCATTTGTTACTTTAAGCACCTAAAAATATGGGCGATAATATCTACCGTCCATCCATTGCCAATAGCCTTATATCTTTGAGTGTTAGACACTCCTCCTGTATATCCGTCAGATAATGTCTGCAATCGCTCGCATTCTAGAGGAGTGAGCTTTCTGACATAATAGTCACCATCAGGCAAATCAATTTGATATAATCCTGTCTTGCCTCCAAACCCACCGCTATTTGCACTTAAAGATACCGATTTACCTCTTACTGAATAAATTCTATATCCCTGACTGTCTCGTCCAATATCACCTAGACGGATAGGAGTTAAAACTCCTGTGGTTTGTTGATTAAATGGAGCTTTATAATATCCAGCAATAAGAGTATCACTCTTATCAGGATTGATTTTTTTGATTTGTTTAAACTTATTGATAACCTTTACCGCAATATTTATGAGCACAGAACTATCAGATGTAACGGATGTCAAAGCATTAGATTTTTTATCTTTTCTAATTTCTAATTGTTTCTGCTTATTCCTAGAGCGAAATGCACATCCGATAGGCTCAGCTATCATAGAGCGTTGCTTATAAAAAAAGTCATGTGGAAAATGTGCTCCATTATATCTGGCAGTTAAACAATAACTTTTATCAGTCATTGCCAACCCTTTTTCTAAAATGTCTTTCAGATAAATACCTTTATCTTTGGGCTGTGTAACCTCCCAATTACACCAATACAAGCGTTTGCGTTGTTGAGCCGAAACAAGTGCAGAATTTATTAAAACTGGCTCAACTCCAAGAGTATTTGTAATGATATCTCTATTTTCTTTACTCATAGATGCGACATTTTCCAGTAAAAAATACTTAGGCTTAATAATTTCAACTGCTTCTACAAACTTCCAAAACAACCCTGAACGTTCACCAGATAATCCTTGTCTGTTCTTTTTTGCTATTGATAGGTCTTGGCAAGGACTTCCTCCCATAATCAAATCTATTTTACCGATAAACTGGCTAAAATCTATATCTCTAACATCTCCAAGCCTAATAATATCTGGATAGTTTTTTTGCGATATGGCTATTGCATATTTATCAATCTCACTTGCATAATACGTATCAACAGATATTCCGGCACGTTCTAAAGCGACACGTCCGCAAGAAATGCCGTCAAAAAGGCTTAATACTCTCATATATTAAATTCCAGATACTAAAAAAGGAGCCAAAATTTAGCTCCTGAGTTATATTATTAAGGCGTACGATATCTCGAAGAAATTATTTATAACGCCTGAAATCGCAACATTTAGGCATATTTGCGCCTGTTTTCAAAAATGTGAAAACGGGGCTATTAAACCCCGTTTAGTTATGCCGTTACCGAAAAATCAGAAAGGAACATTGGTAGCCATATTCTTCGGAACGGCTTAAAGTCCCGTTTGTCGGGGACTTTAAGGCTTTGTTGGCTAGAGTTTTTTTAATCTCTCTGCCAAACAGGCTCTAAATCACCGCTTTCTAAATCAGTTGTATAACCTTTGAAACTTTTCAAATCATTTTGAGCATAAAGGCTAACTCCACCGATGGATTTGATAACGATGCCGTAGGTCTTGCTTAGTTTAGCAAGGTCTTTTACAAAATTCTCATAGCGGCGTGTTGCCTCTGTGGGTTTGTAGGCATCCGCATCTACATAGTAATTGAAAGCCTTGTGTAGGCGTTCCTTAGTCATTTTGCGTTTAAATGCTTTAGTAAAAGTTTCTAAATCACAACTGATTTCTTCTGCGAACTCATCGGCAGTATGGCGTCCCCATCGGCTGTCCATTAAGCCCAGTGTTTCTTGAGGAGTAAATTCGGCATTTTTTTGAATAATTTTAAATGCGGTAGACCATATTTCAGGCATCTTTTCTTTGGAAGTGTAGTTACTAGCTATTCCCCAGAATCCCCATTCCTTATTTTGTGTTGGTAAAATTTCAAAATTATTTTTCATTTCAGTTTCCTTTCTTTTTTAGTTATCGCTTCGGCTACCATACTTCTGCTTACAACACAATGAACGCTTGTATTTCAAAGAAAGTCCAGTACTTTCTGCATTAATTTTTTAGAAAGTTGCGGGGCTTTTTTGGCCCCGCTGAACTTTGTTATTTTAAGAACCATTCTTTTATTTCTTTCCAAGTTCCTTCGATAATAGCTTCCTTAAAGTCATTATCTTTTCCATAAACCTGAGCCACTCCGTTATCGCAAGTATGTCCTGATTTTGGGATAACGCAGTAAATAACATCTCCAGTTTCCATATCGCAAATTCTAAAATCATCATATAAGGATCCATGTAGAGGGCAGTTATTTTTGAAAAACACGTAGGTTTTATCGTTATCAAACTTTAGAGATTTTTGGATTGCACTCAATTTTTGCAGTAATCGTTTACCTTTGTTTTCTAGGCTTTTTTCTTTACAAAACCAATCATACCAAAGGTTCATAATCTCAAGGTTTCCTTTTTTCCATTGCTCTAAAGTTTCTGTAATGGTTAAATTTTCATTCATTTTAATGTTCCTTTCTTTTAAATTTCAACTCGGGGCCATACCCTTGCTACAAGTCAATGAATGCTTGGAAAAAAGAACTTATCCAGTTAATTATGCATTATTTCTAATTATAATTAATTGAAAAATAATGATAATTTTAAAACAGCGATTTGTTGGGAGATTATTTGCCTCAACAGAGGGAGGCAACTTTTTTTCGTACAATATATCGCTTAATGATATATACTTACCTAATAGTACGAATGTACCATTCTGAGTGAGAGTAGTTATTAAAATTCCATTGAAAACTGAGTAGAAAATCGGCTTCAGTGAAGTGTTTTTGCATAAATTCAGGCATCATCACATTCTTTTCGTTTTCATGGCGAATGTATCCTTGATAGGCTCGCTCAAACTCAATCTTAAATTTTTCTTTGAACTCCTCAAAGGAAAGCACCAGTCGTTCACTGGTGCCTTTGTTTTGTACTATAATTTGCATCTTCATTCCTCAATTTTAATACCAAGATATCGGCAATAACTTGAACCCGATGGATCAACGTAAAGGTTTCTTTCTCCATCGCAAGTTAACTCAACCACTTGGCGATATTCTATTCCGTCATAAACCTCATATCCGCCTTTACCTGTTAAAAAGTTGTAATTATCAGAAGGGCGTTTACAAACCGCTTTATATTGTTCTGGTGTTAAGTTGATTGTTTCTGTAATTTCTGCCACCTCAAATACTGGGGGATATTCTTCAGCTTTATTGAGCACTTCATCTATATCGCTAGGCTTTCTAATCATATAAGTTTTAACTGTTTTCATTGTCGGTTCCTTTCTTTTTGTTATTGCATCGGCTACCATTCCTCTGCTTACAATACAATGAATGCTTGGATTTCTTTATTTATCCAGTTAATTCGACATCATTCTCCGAACTTTCTGCATTATTTTCCAATAGTTCTGCTTTCTTACCGGTAAATTCCTCCCAACGTCTTACAATTACATCACAAAACTTAGGATCTAACTCTACAAGACGAGCTTTTCTGCCAGTTTTTTCAGCTGCAATAAGAGTAGAACCTGAACCACCAAAACCATCTAGCACGACATCTCCAGTATGAGAACTGTTAGTAATAGCTCTTTCAACCAGTTCAACAGGTTTCATAGTGGGATGTAGGTCATTTTTAACAGGTTTATTGTATTCCCATACATCGGCTTGGTCTCTATCTCCACACCAATAATGCTTATGTTCTGCATTCCAACCATATAAAATTGGCTCATATTGACGCTGATAATCGGCTCGGCCTAATGTAAAGGTGTTTTTTGCCCATATAATAAAGGTTGACCATTTGCCACCAGCTGTAATAAACGCGTTATATAATGTGTGCAATTCCGAAGAACTCATGCAAACATAGGCTGAACCTTGGCAAAACATCATAAGGTTAGACAAGCTATCAGTTAAAAACTGAGCAAAACCATCGCCTAAGTTATCATTCATAATTTTACGACCACCAAGCGAACCGGCATGATATCTGATGCTATCTTTCATTGTAGATCCATAGTTTACATTGTATGGGGGATCAGTAAATATCATTGTGGCGATATCATCTTGCATTACTTTTTTGACATCATCATACATTGTCGTGTCACCACAGATCAGACGATGATTACCTAAAATCCAAATATCACCACGTTTCGTAATAGCCTCTTCAGGAGGTTCAGGAACAGCATCTTCTTCTGTTTGACCTTCAGTTTCAGGCTCGCCAAAGGCTTCAAGTTCTTTTAGCTCTTCATCTGAAAAGCCTAAAATATCAAGATTGAAGTCCATGTCCTCAAGATCTTTCATCTCAAGGGCTAGCATTTCTTCATCCCATCCGGCATTTAGAGCTATTTTATTATCTGCAATAACTAATGCTCGGCGTTGAGTTTCAGACAGATGAGGTAATCTGATGACAGGAACTTGTTTTAATCCCATACGTTGGGCGGCTAAAAGTCTGCCATGTCCAGCTATAATGACATCATCTCCACCAATCAAAATAGGATTGGTAAAACCGAACTCCTTAATACTAGCTACAATTTGAGCAATTTGCTCATCATTATGAGTACGTGAATTACGAGCATAAGGTATAAGTCTATCTACTGGATAGTTCTCTTGAAACTCCATAAAAATCTCCAAAAAATGAAAGTGACCAGGCAAAATTACAAGTGACCAGCCGAAATTATTTTAACACCTCTGTAAGCCAATAAATGCAAGGCTTTCAGATATACCCCGACCAGTAAACAAAAATATGTTTCGCTAAAAAAGTGCAGCGGCTTGAAGCCCCGCATACGATCAAAGGCGAGGAAGGACCCGTTGCATCTAAACCAAACCATTGCGACATAGTTTTGCAA